TTCATATCTAAATGAAACATTAGGATTAGATGACTTCTCAGCGTTTTTGCACGAACCTGCAATTGCTGAGAAGTTTGAACTCCTTACTGCAACATCCAATGAATGGAAACATACAGATTTGGCAACAAATCCACAAGCAAGAAAAGAAGTTGGTAGAAGTTTAGCAATCTTTTCTGCATTTAGTGAAGGAGTATCCCTATACTCTTCATTTGCAGTACTCTACTCATTCCAAATGAGAAATCTATTAAAAGGTATCGGACAACAAATGAAATGGAGTGTAAGAGATGAATCTCTACATTCTAAAATGGGTTGCCAATTATTCAGACACATGAGTGATGAATTCCCAGAATTACTAGGAGATGCCAAAGAAGGTATCTACGAAGCAGCAAAACTTATCATACAATTAGAACACAACTTCATTGATATGATATTTGAACAAGGTGATTTAGAAAACCTTAAAAAGAAAGATTTAAAAAACTTTATCGTAAAAAGAGTAAATGAGAAACTTCTTGAACTTGGATATGAAGCAAAAGAAGGTACTGATGATTACTTTGAATATGATAAAAAATCAGCATCCGAATTAGATTGGTTCTATCACCTAACAGGTGGATTAACCCATACAGATTTCTTTGCTGTTAGACCTACTGATTATAGTAAGGCAAACGAAGGTGAAGATTGGGGTGATTTATTTTAAAATACACATATATGAAAACATTTAACGAGTTAGAGATACGCGTAAGAAATTGGGCAATAGAAAAAGGTATAGATAAACCAGAAAATGCACCAAAACAAATGTTAAAAGTGATGGAAGAAGTTGGAGAAACTGCTGGAGCACTTTTAAAAAATAATGAAGAAGAATTAAAAGATGGTATCGGTGATTCATTTGTAACTCTTATCATACTTTGTCAGCAATTAGGATATTCTCCAACAGAATGTTTACAATTAGCTTATAACGAAATAGAAAATAGAAAAGGTAAAACAGTTAACGGAGTATTCGTTAAAGAAGAAAATTTATAAAAAATGGCAAAAACAAATTACGGAGAAGAATTAGGTTGGGAACTTGATGTGGATTTTCCATCATGGGGAAATACTGAAATATATGTTAAAACAATATCTAAAGGATATTTACTTGCTGGTGAAAAGCCAAAGGATGCATATTGGAGAGTTGCAACAAAAGTAGCACAAAGATTAGGTAAACCACAATTAGCATCAAAATTCTTTGATTACATTTGGAAAGGTTGGTTAAACTTAGCAACGCCTGTTCTTTCAAATACTGGTACTGATAGAGGATTGCCTATATCATGTTTTGGTATTGATGTTGCCGATTCTATATATGATATTGGAAATAAGAACTTAGAATTAATGTTACTTGCAAAACATGGAGGTGGAGTTGGGGTTGGTATAAACCAAATCAGACCAGCAGGTTCTCCTATCACAGGTAATGGAACATCTGATGGTGTAATACCATTTGCTAAGATATACGATTCTACGATACTTGCAACTAACCAAGGTTCAGTAAGAAGAGGAGCAGCATCTGTTAATCTTAATATAGAACATAAAGATTTCGAAGAGTGGTTGGAAATAAGAGAACCTAAAGGAGATGTAAATAGACAATCACTTAATCTGCACCAATGTGCAGTTGTAGGTGATAAGTTTATGAGAAAACTTCAAGATGGTGATCCTGATTCTCGTAGAAAGTGGGGAAAATTACTACAAAAAAGAAAAGCAACTGGTGAACCATATATTATGTATAAGGGGAATGTTAATAAAGCAAATCCTGAAGCTTATAAGAAAAATGGTTTAAAAGTTCATATGACAAACATATGTTCTGAGATTACTTTACATACCGATGAAAATCATTCATTTGTTTGCTGTTTATCTTCATTAAACTTATCCAAGTACAATGAGTGGAAAGATACTGATTTAGTTTATACGGCAACTTGGTTTTTAGATGGGGTACTTTCTGAATTTATCCAAAAGGCTAAAAACATGAGAGGATTTGAAAATTCTGTCGCATCTGCTGAAAAAGGTAGAGCATTGGGATTGGGAGTTTTAGGATGGCACACGTATCTACAACAAAATGGTATTCCATTTGAAGGTATGGAGGCTCAATTTGAAACACGTAAGATTTTCTCTCAAATAAAGATTGAATCAGAAAGAGCATCTAGAGATATGGGTGAAGAATATGGTGAACCTTTATGGTGTAGAGAAACGAATATGAGAAATACTCACTTAAGAGCAATTGCACCAACCGTATCTAATTCAAAATTAAGTGGAAACGTTTCTGCAGGTATTGAACCATGGGCTGCAAATGTATTTACTGAACAAACATCTAAGGGAACATTTATTAGAAAAAATACTGAACTAGAAAAAGTTCTAAGAAAAGCCGGTATCAATAATAAAGATACTTGGGATAAAATATTAGAAGATGGTGGTTCTGTACAAGATTTATCTGAATTGGATAAGTGGTGTTACTTAAATGGAAAAATGGTATTATGTGCAGAAATAGGTGATGATGATAGAACAAAAACATATCCTGTTAAAGATGTTTACAGAACTTTTAAAGAAATAAACCAAATGGATTTAGTTAAACAAGCTGGTGTAAGACAACAATATATTGACCAAGGAGTTTCATTAAACTTAGCATTTCCATCGATAGTTGAACCAAAGTGGATTAACCAAGTAACGATGGAAGCTTGGAAACAAGGAATTAAAACATTGTACTACATGAGAACTGAATCAGTTCTTAGAGGTGATATAGCACAAAGAGCTCTTGATCCAGATTGTGTAGCATGTGATGGTTAGAAAAGAAAAAGATTAATTTAACAAAAAGGAAAAATAAAAATGGTAGAAGTAAAGAAATTTTATGCAGATTGGTGTGGTCCCTGTAAGGTTCTAACACCTTTAATGGAAAATGTAAAAACTAAATTTTCAAGTGTTAACTTTGAAAATATTGATATTGAAAAAGATTATGAAATCGCACAAAAGTATCATGTAAGGTCAGTACCAACCGTAATCATCGAAAAAAATGGTAAAGAAGTAGCTAGAATGGTTGGTGTACAATCGGAATTAGCTTATGTAAATGTATTAAATGAAAATTTATAGTAATAAATTAGGATAACTCATTTATTTTTCGTATATTTACATAGTAAACAAAATAAACATATGGCATCAATAAAATTCGTACACAGAGAAGATAAACCTGTGAAACTTAAAAGTACTCCTGTGATTCCTTTTAAGAAAAGTAAAAAATTAAGTAGTATGGATGGTACACAGGTACTATATTATATAGAAACGGCAGAAGCATTTAAGCTGAAACTTGAAAGTTTCGTAGATTTCACACAAAAACATCCTCAATATGAGAATTACGCTGTAATTACGATTCCTATAATCCGAGAAGAACAATAAATTAAAAATTATGTCAAAGACCTTATGGTTTTTTAGTAATAGGTTACGAGGTGAATCACACCCAAGGTCAAAGCTAACAACTGAACAAGTAATAGAAATAAGAAAACTATATTCACAAGGATTTTCTACTAACGTAATTTCTCGTAATTACAAAGTATCTACTTGGAATATAGAAGAGATTGTTAATAGAAAAACTTGGACACATATATAAAACTTAAACTTAAACTTAAAAATGAAAAAATATACAGACAAACAACTAGAAGAGAATTACAATAAATTCATCGCAGCAGTAAATAGTTTATTTACAGGTGAGCGATTGGAAAAGTTACTACATATGTACAGTATGGAAGAACTTGGACCAAATCTAATGCTTCAACCTGCAAGTAGTAATATAGGTTATCATAACGCATATGATGGTGGATATATAGACCACATTATGAATGTAGTTAATAACTCAATAAGAATGATGAAACTATATGAAGATGTGGGTGGAAAAATAGATTTCACTCGTGATGAATTATTATTTGCGGCGTTCCATCATGATTTAGGTAAACTTGGAAAGAAAGGAGCACTTAATTATTTACCAAATCCATCTGAATGGCATATCAAAAATCAAGGAAAGATATACACTAATAATCCAGACTTACCATACATGGATTTAACTGATAGAACATTTCTAACGTTAAGTGATTATGGATTAAAACATACTAGTAACGAATGGTTTGGAATCAGATTAACGGATGGTATGTATGATGAAGCTAATATCAAATACCTTAAAACATTTAATCCAGATAATACTCTGCGTTCAAATATACAATATATACTACATTGGGCAGACCATATGAGTACTTGTATGGAAAGAGATACTCAAAACGGATAATGAAATTAGATTTTAAAGATGTTACGTTGGTATCTCTTGATACGTGTGAAGATTTAAAATCTAAATTAAATCCAAGAATTGCTACGGTTTCTAGAATAGTTCCTTTTTTAACTAATAGTATAGAATTTGGTGATTTTTTATTTATAAATCCATGGAATAGGAATTCTAAACTTATTGAAAATGGTGGAGGATTTACATGGTATAATAATATTATCATCAGTAAAATTCCATATATGGTTAAAACTAAATACTTTTTAGTAATACAATGGGATGGATTTCCTGTACATTTTAAGCAGTGGAATGATAAATTTTTTGAATATGATTACATAGGTGGAGGACATACTCTTCAGAATGGTGGATTTTCATTAAGAAATACTGAAACTATGATTAGAATAAATGAATCTAATGATATTCTAGAAGGAGGAAATGAAGACCAACAAATATCAAATTATATGCCAATAAATGCAAATAAATCATCAGTTAATACTAGCTTTCAAATAAAAGCAGCAGATGAATTTACAGCAAATAAATTCTCATATTTTTTAAATGTACCTGGTGTTGATGTTGAAGGCAATTCATTTGGTTGGCATTGTAGTGACCATATATCCGAAATTACAATTGGAAACTTTTTCAAGGCAACGAAATGTTTTTCCCAAGAAGAAATTCAGAACTTAGTTAGATTTACTATGGTAAATCGAGTTGGTACTCATTTATTTAAAGATGACTATGTGGAAGATTTTGTAACAAAATATAATAATGATTTTTTTAATATGTAAAATATAGAATAAATGAAATTCAATTTTAATAACGATAAGTACAAATTTAACTTTTCATTCCCAAATATAATATTCGCAATACCAACTGCAATAATAGGACATAGTATTCATGGTGGATTTTGGTGGACATTATTCGATTTATTATTTTGGCCAATAGCATGGATGAAGTGGTTAATATATCGAGATGTGAATGTTACAATAATAAAGAACGCATTTAGTTGGTTCTTAGAATAAATAAACTAATATATAATGACTAACGGAGAAGATATATTATCAAAGTATAGAAAAAGCACTTTCGTTGGAGAATTCCCAACCATATCAGAACACGATTTCGAATTATTAAAAGAAACTTATCCAAAAGATGAGGTAAAGGAAATGTTGGCTGATTTGTTTATGGAATATCCAATACCATATGCAGATATTACTGAAGAAGATGCATACGATGATTTCTTAAAACTTAAAGGTTTTAGATGGAGTGAGTATCTTAAAGAAGGTGAATGGTTTCCACGAAAAGCAGCGGAATCTAAATATCCATTAACATACGATGGAAAACAACAATACTTTTCTCGTATCAACACAGGTAACAGAGCATCTAATTACTTCCAACAACACAACAGATGGAGTGTAGATGGTTCAGTTTCACCAGGTCCAAAAAGAACTTGGGAAACCAAAGCATTTATGGTATCTTTAATGGGTGCAGCTTATTCTTTAAAATTACCACAAGTTGGTAAAAAAGAATTAAGAACAATGATTGGATTGAGAAAATACATATGTGCTCAGTTCAAACCAAATGTAGCGAAAATGTTCTATGATATGAACAATGCTAAAACTGTACTTGATTTCTC